AAGAGCCACACCAGCCCACTGTTCACCAGCACCAGCTGTGAAAGTAGCACCGTTAGATACTCCGCCTGTTGCAGCAGAAGTCTCAGTTACGAGCTGTTTAGACTGATTCTCAAGGATCATCGCCATCGTCCTAGAGTCATGCTCGTTCAAGTTTTTAAGCAGGCCTGATTTGCCCCACTTCTTAACGAGTCTTTGAGAAACTGACAGAGTCGAACTATATGCGTTCTGTGCAGATTCTTGTAAAAGGGAATTTACTAGATTCATTTTGTTTGTTTTTAAGTTTTAAAATAGTTGTTTCTGAATTAGATGCCTGCTAGTTTCTGCATTCTTGCTATGAAAGGATCAGACTCCAGTGTGTTTCCTTTTGGAGCTCCGCCTGTTGGCTTAGATGCAAATCCTGAGAAGGATTCTTTTAATTGTTTCTTAGGAGCAGCAGTTATTGATTCGCTGATGAACTTAAATGTGTTCTTCACTTCTTTAACCGACGTCGCTCTATCGAATGCATTCAGGACCTTTACTTTTTGTGCTTCAGTAAGAGATTTAGATTTGAAGATCTTGTTAACATAAAGAAGCTTAGCGTTCAGAAGATTGATCTCATTCAGCTCTTTCTGCATCAGTTTGATTGCTTTCTTAGCCTCTTCGAGTTCTTTCTTTTCTGCCATCTTTTTCTTCTCTTCCATCTTCTTCTTCTCGTGCATTTTCTTTTTGGCTTCTTCCATGTGATGCTTAGCTTCGTCCATTTCGTCTTCTTCTTCATCATCCTCTTCGCCTTCGTCTTCGAGTTCAGCTAGAATCTCATCAAGAGAAACTTCATCATCACCAGCTTCTGCGCCTTCTCCACCTTCGTGGCCAGCCATTGCAGCTTTGATTGCGTTTACAAGATCTCCAAGAGTTACGTCAACAACTTTGGTGTCTTCTTCAGACTCTTTGCCGTCTTCTCCCTCTTCTTCATCTTCTTCTTCGTCGTCTTCTTCTTTGGCTTCTTCCATTTCGTCGTAATGTTCGTCTAGCTCTTCTTCATGTTTGGCTTTCTTTTTCTTTTTAGCCTCGTCCATGTGGTGTTTAGCTTCGTCCATTTCGTCTTCTTCTTCATCGTCTTCTTCATGGTGAGCTTCGTCCATTTCTTCGAGTTCGTCTAGGATCTCATCAAGATACTTTTCATCAAGATTACCAGGATCTGCTTCGTCCATTTCGTCATAGCCTTCTTCCATGTCTTCAATAGCGCCTTTATGAGCTGGAGCATGTTTGTAACCGGCTTCTTTTGAGCGATGTGCTTTATTTGTATGCACAATGTGCTCTGCCTCGTCCATCTCTTCTTCAGATTCGTCCATTGATAGAATATCTTCTATACTCTCAGTCTCTGGATCATTTTCTTCTGAGTGTATGTGAGTTGCGCCCATTTTTTTAGCGGCCTTTGCAATCATCTTCCAGAATTTATCAACATCTTCACCAGTACGTTCTACAACTTTAGCAGTTTTACCGTTAAATTCAACTGTAGCTTCATGTTCACCAGAAGGTGATGTATATACTTCTGCTGTTGTTGCTTGATCACCATCTTCTCCTTCGTCCATTTCATCATACTCATCTAAATCTTCGATCGCGCCTTTATGAGCTGGAGCATGTTTGTAACCGGCTTCATGACTACGAGCTGATTTCTTTGTGTGAACGATGTGCTCTGCTTCGTCCATTTCTTCTTCTTCAGATTCTACGATGTGTTTCTTCAACATCGCTTTGATCTTTGGCTCGAATGCTTCTTGAATCGCAGCTTTAGCGTTGGCCATGGCGCTTTCACGAACTGCTTTTGCATCAGCAACAGCCTGAGTGTAAATACTTTCCATACTTTTTTAAAGTTTTTTGGATCTTAATCGTTCATTGAGGATGTGGAACGATATGGGAAATTAGTGTAATAGCGTCATATTGGGAAGACGCATCTGTTGATAAATATACAACTTTTGACGAGAATCGAGTTTAAACAAAAAAAATATTACAACTTAGAGTTTAAATTTGCTATTGTCTGATATTTATAATAAATTGCTACTGGTACTAGTAATTAACAAAGATATTGAGTCATCATAGATGGAGTTGTACCAGAACTCTGTTTATTTTGACTCACTTTTATTTTATGGATCATCTCAAAATTTACAATAGGATCATTGCAAAGGCTAAATTAGAAGGGAGAAAAAAACTTTCTAGAGATCATAATGATTATGTCTACTACGAAGCTCATCATATCATTCCAAGATGTTTAGGAGGTATGAATGATAAAACTAATATAGTACTACTTACAGCTAGAGAGCATTTTATCGTCCATTGGTTATTATATGAAACTGATAATGGAAATGTAAAATTAGCTTTGGCATTTTTTATGATGTGTAATACTAAAGATCACAATCAATTAAGATACATTCCAAGTTCTAGAATTATAGAATATTCAAAAAATCAACACTCTAAGTATCACCACTCAAAACTACCTAAATTTAAAAAAATAAATTCTGATTTAAGAAAAGGAAAATCTATAGTAGAACAGTTTGGAAAGCAAAAAGCTTTAGAATGTTCAATTAAAAAATCTAATTCTTTAAAACTGAGCTATCTAAATGACCCCACACTATCAAAAAGAAAAAGTGATTCTATGAAAGGAAAAAATAAAATTGTTCGTAAATTTACATGCCCACATTGCGGAAAAATAGGAGGAATTTCTACTATGAAACAGAAACATCTTCCTATATGTAAATCAGCTCAAACAGCAAATCCCTGATTGTAAACAGATGATCTCTGAAATTAACTTATGAATTCTAGAATATTTATCTACTGATACAGAATGATCTATCGATTCTTTAAGCCCTTTTTTGCCTTCTTGGTGCATATAGGAACCGAAATTTGAGGGTTGCGAAACAAAATCCCACCCAATAAGATCTAAATCGTCTTCTACCTGCACCAATCCTTCTCCTATTTGTGTAACTGATCCCATAGCTCTTGATGATATACCCACTGAGAGGTTATTCTCAAACAGCGTCTTTAGGATGTTTCCGGATGGTGTAGGGAGTATTTCAACTCTGCCATATAGATCTTTGCCTTCCCACCATATTTCCATGATGTTGTGGCTTACGTTCTTTAAGTTGATGATGCTTGTTTCTGGATGGTCTAATTCTCCAAATGCTCTTCTTTCTTTTATAGGTCCTTCAGCATATTTCTGTGCTTGAGACATAAGGATATCATGCGGATAGATTCGTTGATTTGCATTGGGAATATCAGCAGAAGACAGCTTACCGACAACTACCATATTACTATTTCCACGAAGTCCTTCTTTAAGGTGACTAAGAGGTTTAAATACTGAATACTCTATGAGAAGTTGTGGTTTCATATTATACATCTATTGCTTGTCCTGAATTAAAAGCTTTTTGTAGATCTGCTCTTGCTGATCCTTGAACTTTATTTAATTTATTTTGTACTGCTTGATTATGAGCAGAGTCGGTAGTTTTAGCTGTGGCAACTTCATCTACTTCTTTTGTCTTCTTTTTCTTTTTAAGGAACTCCACTACTTTCTTGATCACAGCATCTTTCTTTTCATCTACTGTCTTTACTCCGGGTTTTGCTTTTGCGTCAAATTTCTTTATCTTTGCATCATCAAGCTCATTTGAAGATTTATCATGGTGCCCAGAAAAGTGATTTATGATGTTCATCTGGTAGTCTTTATGTTTGCCTTCTCCTAATTCTACAGTGAGAGTTGATCCTACTATTGCTTTTACAGTTCCTGGTCCATCTGGTGTTTCTACTCCCATGCCTATTCCGTATACGTGGTGACTATCTTCGGTCAATCTTTTTTTTAAGAAAGTCTCTATGGCCTCCATCACCTTGTGTTTCTTTTCAGGCTGCTTCATCTGCTTCATGCCTTTATGACCTTTTGCATGACTTGACATCTCCTTTACTCCTTTTGGCTTTCCCTTCTTATTCTCTTTTGTAGAAGCTTTTGTGTTTGCTTTATGCTTTTCTACTCCTTTTGGAGACTTCATCTGATGATGCTGATCTTTAAGTTCTTTCTTTACTGGGATCATCTTACGCTTCTCGTCTACTTTATTGATCTCCTTTGCGTTTGCGACTAGCACATCATCATAACATCTTGGATCTTTTTTGAGCTTAGCTACCACCTTCTCAAGCGTCTTTTGGTACACTTCACCGTCTATCTTAGGAAGCTTTGCAAGCTCTACGTTCACAGCTTTGTTCACCAGGATCGGATTCAATCTGTCTATGGTAAGGTGTAGATCTTCTTGCTCTTTTATGATTTTCTTTGGAGATTTACCTTCTTTTAGTTTTAATAGACCCAATCTAATAGCCTGTTCTACTTTATCTTGAAGTAAAGGTTCATTATCTTCTCTAGTCTCTTCTGCTTCTCTGATCACAGACTTCTGCTTCAGAATCCTGATAGCATCATCGTATGAGGTCAAGTTGCTTATGTATGGGAGTTGAGCGTCTTTACGAACTTCGTAGAGGAACTTCTCTTTTGATACTTCTCCCGCTCTATGTTTCGCAAATAGGTTTGCTACTGTCATCTTTTTGTATTTTTAGTAATAAATATCGATTATCGTCCCTGACCTCTATACGCCTTTGGCCTTTTAGAGTTTTTATTGTAAGATTTTTTAGCTTTTCCTTTCTTCTTAATTCCAAACGAAACTTTTACCATATCATTTGAGTTTTTTGTGTTTTACGTAAATGCTCTTTATCATCTCTGTCATCTTTTCAAGAGACCTTTTTGTGTGAGTGGTCTCGTTTACCATTCCAGCAGTAGTCAGATCGCTTTTAAGAGTAGCAAGGTACTCCACCATTCTATTGACCTCGGCCAGCTTCTTTCTCACTAGGCCAACTCCAGTGTGGTACTGTCCAGCTGCATCTCTCTCACGTGTTGCTTTTTTGAATCTAGAGTAGCTCTCTTGGAGTTCTTCTGATTCGTCCCACAGCGCTTTGTATTGGAATCCTCCTGTGGAAGGACGATTGGGTATTGAAGGGGCTGGCGTGA